TACCTGATAATAAGCCTGACTACCCTAGCCAGACCTGGTGCTACTCTCAATGCTCATAGTTACTATGACTACAGTAGCCAAACTATAATCATAGATAGATGAGCCCCCAAGCACTATAAAAGGGCGCTCAGGGGCTCTCTTAGACAGAAAGACACAAGATTTACTGGATAACGAACGCTAGGTTTTACACCAGAGGCGGTATGACTGCTTACGCATTTACACACACCAAGTACGCGATTGGTCGCGATTACCTCATTTATGCCCATAGTGTTGATTTATGGGCATAAAAAAGGGCGGGGAGCCTATCTAGACTCCCCGCGTTGCGATTATCGGTAAATTACGCGATAACTTCTGCTACTTCTTCCTGCTGTGTTACTACAACAGGGGTATTACGATACCCGAATTGCCCCCGCAATGCTGCGATTCGGGTGAGGATTTCGGCGTATTGGCGTTCGTGAGAAGCCAGAACACCGAAGGAAACATTGACCTCGACTGGGTCTAGCGCACTAAGTACACTATTGAGAGCCTTGGTCAATGCCGTGCCGTTCTCAGCCTTGACCTCTTTGTCCTTAGCCTTCTTATAGTTGGCTTCGGACTCAAAGTCATCGAGGCTGCCCAAGAACTTGTCTGCTGAAGCAGAAAAGTCGAGGTATTGAGCGTTCTTGCCAATGAGCGTAGTGCGCTTCATAATAGAAGCAACACCCATCTGGGGATACTTATGCAAAGCATAAGCGGCGTAAGCGATACCCTTTGGGGCATCTCCCTTGACTCCAGAGAGAAGGTAATCAGGGGTAACACCCTTGATGGTGTAGACCTTTGCCAATTCAGGCAAGACCAACTCCTTCTGACCAGAAATGACGGCAACAGCCAACTTAATCTGCTGCTCTTGCTCAGGGTTGAATTGAGACATGGAATTTCCAATCTGCTAGTTTACTACCGGCTGGTAGCGTGGCTAAATTGGGCGGTTGTTGCGGTTGCACCCAACCTAGCCCTAGCAAAAGTTATCCGTACCGAGGAATTACTTGGAATAACCAACCTTCCAAAACCTTACCGCGCCCGCTTGGGTCGCACCCTACTTGTAAATCAAATTGACCCCCCCGACCCTTAAGTCGCCCCCGCCCCTGCTTTTCGACAGGTGAGACAAACAGTTGGGGTTCTAAGAGAGCAGGCAGTAGCCTAAAAATTCCGGGGAGGTCGGGGAATACTGGGCAGTAGCCTAAGATATACTTAGTCGCATGGACGAACGGGATGCCAGGTATGTATGTGCATTTTGTAAGAAAATCTATGTTGTGCCATCATTAGCGAGGGAGTGTGAAGTCAAATGCCTAGAAAAGGCGGGTTAGGTCGTAATCTCAATGACCTATACAATAGTCAGCAGTTCGGGGTAACTCCTACTGATAGCGAATGGCAACCAGGGATGCCATGGGATCCTAAGTACGATCGTCTAGTATTAAGCCCAGAGGCCAGGGCAGCTCGAGATGCGTGGATGCTAGCTAATCCAGACTGGATAGAGCAGATGCAGGACCGCTATGGGCGACCAGGGCAACTTATACCAGGGCGTAGAGAACCAGAGTCAGAAGTCTTTGGAATCGGCTATGAAGATATGGAAGCACCTACAACCAACAGTGCATTCCCTAGAGCACGCATATTAGGCTATAACAGGGCCACAGAGACTCTAGTAATCATTTTCCGTGATCAGACATGGGTAATGTATGAAAACATCCCAGAAGAGCTCTGGGACGGCGATAACGGCATAGTCAATACTGACTCAGTAGGAAAGTACCTAGCAGCCAATGGTATTGACAACTGGCCAGCTAAGAAGCGTATTAACGGATCCGGTGAGCTACCAAGAACTCCTAAGCAGAGCTACACCATGGGTCTCAATGATTAACTCTATATGCTATCCTTTAACCCTACCTGGAGGGAAAGTGTAATGACAACTATTGCCGCGATTCAAGGGGACGGATGGGTAGTTATGGGTGCTGACACCCAAGCTACGTATTATGAGTACCGTAAGGTGCAAATGACCGACCACAAGGTAATCGACAATAATGGAGTACTAATAGCTGGTTGTGGTCTTGGTCGAGGTATGAACCTCCTACAACGTGCTTGGAAGGCCCCAAAACCCCGCGCGAACGCTACTGTCGAACAATTGGATATATGGATGGTAAAGACATTCATTCCTGGGATGCGCAAGCTCTTCATTGACAATGGCTACGATATGAAGGATGATGGCGACTACGCACAATACGAGAACGTCTTCATTATAGCTGTCCAAGGATTTGTCTACATTATTGATGAGGATTACTCTTACGACCGAGATATCCGTAAATACATCACTTCTGGCTCCGGTGGCGACTTTGCCCAAGGTTCTCTCTATAGCTCCCTTAAAGCTGGGGGTAATAAGATATTTACCGATATTGAGTATGCTAAGAAGTCTATGCGTACTGCTATCGACGCCGCGAAAGAGTTTGACATTAATTCTGGTGGAGAGACACGTATTTACGTACAAGAAGCATAAAGTGTGGGAGTATATGGGTGTCCCAACGCGCATGGGACTATTAACCTCTCTAGAGAAAAGGTAAAACATGTCAAATCCAACAGATACCTCTGGTAACGTCGCTGTTGACTTCGTATGGGGCAACTTGCCTATACAGCCAGACGATCTTCGTCAATCCTCCCCTACTCAGACTGTAACAGTCGGTGGAGATCAGAATGTAGGATGGACCAACTACGGAACCATCGCATCTGCAAAGCTTCAAGAAAATTACACAAACGTAACCCTCAACAACCTTAGCTACACGGTTGCCCCTGATAACCACATAATTGCCAACGAGAACTGGGATTCATACCCAAGCGTTGATGCTCAAATTGGTGTTCTTCCAACTGCACCTGCATATGCTCCAATTACTTACCCATCAGGTTCTGGCGTAATTAGCTCATCAACTGTTGTTACTGTTCCTAACGTTGTTGGTGTAGGACTTCAGTATGCTGATGAAACCCTGCACGCTGCAGGTCTTGACGTTGTTGTAGCAGACACCACCTCAGGTGCTACTGCTGCTAACCACGATACTGTATACAGCCAGAGCGTTGCTGCTGGTGCTACCGGTATCACACAGGGTACTGCAGTTACAATCACCGTCTACAAGTTCCACGATGCAACTTCAAACCCATCAGGTAACTACAACGGATAATCAATAACTAAATAGCGTAAAGGCCGGGTGGAGAAATCCCCCGGCCTTTGGCATATGCTGTACAATTATTAGTGAGAGAATACACCTATGTACGGAGATACCCAGAATCATAAGCCACCTAAGGATAAGCACTATCGTCATGTAGGACGAACCGGTGTTACCGTGGGTGGCCTTCCTTATTGGGAGATGTTTAACGGTGTTAATTTTGGACCCAATTACGGTTGGGATGATGTAGACCCGCAAGTTCAACAGTCCGGACAAATCTCTGGTGAGGAGAGCAATGAGTCAGCAGGAACAGACACAGCTTCAGGATCAGACTCTGTGGGAAGCGCATCCACAGGAGAAGGAGTCGGAGCGGGTCCAGTGTGACGCGTGCTCGGCTAGAGCCCAAGTCATAGTAACATTACCCTATGGAACCCTGTCTTTTTGCCACCATCATTACAATCAACACGCTAATGTGCTTACAGAACAGGCTGGAGTTGCTAAACTTCTGAATATTTCCCAGGAACAGGAATAGGTTTGATATGCCACAGAATATTGTACAAGCAGGTGGGCGACGCCGTAGAGGCGGAGGAATAGCCGGACTTATCGGCAATGCACTGGGAATGCAGAGCAACATGCTCTTCCTTAATCAGCAAACTGAAGAGATGAATAAGCGTGCCCAAAATGAGGCATCTGCTAAGGCTGCTGGAGATATCGTAGCTCATAAAAAAATTACTGAAAATGCACAGAATGCTTTTATTAACCAGCAAGACTGGGGCCATGCTATACAGAATATGCCGCTTCCTGCAAATCACCCATTGCGTTCAAGCTTTACAGGTAAAGATACCAGTATCCTAGAAAACTTCCCGCATATTCCTGTAGAGGAATATACTACGGATGTAAAAGGAGACCCGGTTGGTACGGGCCGCTATATATGGCAACCACATATTCGTGATATTGACTTTGCACGAGTAGGTGGTGCAACAGTTGAGGCTGCTAAGGGAGCGGCTCAACAAAAAGCACGTGGCCGTTTTAGGCAAGAAACCTCACCTGTACAAGAGGATGTTAAAAGGGGTGCTTCACCCACAGTTAATCAAGAGACTGTTACCCCTGCCCCAACACAAACAACTAATGGACGAGTTGTTAACCCAAATTTAAATGAAATTGTTTCAAACATTCAATCTGCGGGACAAAATGCTACACAAGCACCAACAGTTATTCCTTCAGCACCAACTATGGGTGGGGGCACCCCTAGCCCAGTAACACCATCTCAACCAGCATCAACACCACGTGGTCAGCGTGTACCATTTCGTGCTAGACCAGCTAATGGATTTCGTATGGGAGGCAACCGATAATGGCAAAGAAAAAAGGCGCAAAGATTCCTAATCCGGATATAGCGGAGGGAAAAGCTAAAGCTAAAGCAGCTAAAAAAGAAACTGAAGTATCTAATATAGTTAGAGACTATGCTACTAAAAAAATTGCAAAGGCTGTAGCCCCATTAATTAAGACTACTGAGCCTGAGCCACAGGAAGAGCTGACTGACGAACAAAAAGCTGCAAAGCTAGAAGCAGAAAAAAAGAACATTGTTTCTACTCCCCCTAATGCTTCCGGTACTTTTGGTTCACTAGGTGAGAAGTCAACTGTTCCACGTAAACCAGCAAAGCTAGATGAAAAGTCTGCTGCAGCTGATTTGGCAGATGTAGCTGAAGGGCGTGCTGCAGAGCAAGCCGCTGCTGCTCTTGAGGTTACTGAGGCACGCCCAGGTGAAGAACTACCTACTGAGGTGCAGAACAGAAATGCCGTAAATATTGCGGAATCTAAGAAGATTGCTAAGAAGCGTGCAGAAGACGCCGCAGCTAAAAAGGCAGAAGTTATGTCTGCACCAGCTGCCCCAACAGTTGATCTAGATACCGCAGCATATGAAGAAGTTCCCGCTGGACCTACCCGACCAGGTAATGCGCCACGCCTTTCAACTTCTACTACATTTACAGGCCCTGATACTGCTAATCGTGGACTTAGTGAAGGACAAGAAGCTGCAGCAGCTCAGGCTACACAAGAACGTCAAGCTGCTTTTGATTTAGTAGACCCATGGCGTAGAGAAAACGCCCTTGCTGCATTTGGTGGAGAAGGAATTGAACTAAGTGGTGGTGAGCGTGCGGTTACAGATTCTCCTGAAATTATGGGTGCAGCTAGAGCTTTAGCTATTCAATCCCATAAAGCAAAGTATCAAGAACTTCTTAACCAGGCTGCGGATGCTGGTAAAAAGAAATATATCTTTAAGCAACAAGACTTTCAGCGTAAAGCAAAGCTACATGGCCCAGAACCAAAACCAGAAGATTTAACAGACCTTGCCCTACAGGGTAGCGAGCATCAACGTCATGCTCGTATTTTGGCGTATACAGGCATATCATATTCAGATCTTCAGCATTATTTGGGTACAAATGAAAAAGAACGCATTGCTCGTGGGAATGATCTTCATGAGCGCGTTATGCAAGATCAGCGCTCTCGTAACCGAATTGACGTAGTTGAGCCACGTGGTGGTCAAGCCAGCATGTTTAAAAACCCCGATGGTTCTTGGCGTGAAGATGTAATGTGGAGACATCCGGACGTTACTCAAGAAGATGGCTCATTGCACCCAGATTCTGGAAAACTATTTAAAGTATCTGAACAGCACCCAACTATGCTTAATGAGCTTGCTGATTCTGAGTGGGGCGGTAAAAGAACAGAACAACCATTTGAAGGTTTCGCTGTGCTTAAAGAAACCCCCGCACTTCCTGACTCTGTGCCAGCGTCTCAGCGTTTTCGCTATAGCGCAGAGAACATGGCTAAAATGGGTGACTACCGACCTGTTACAGGACATTTTGGTCACGTATTAGTAAAGGGTGATGAAACTCGCCCAAGCTATATTAAATTTGTAAAGCCACCACAAGGATACCTAGAAGGTAATCCAAAGGGTTTAACTTCAGCTGTTGGTGCTCTTGTAGAGAATGCTAAGGCTGGCGGCACTGCTACACGTGGTCCACTCAAGCGCTCTAACGCAGGAACTGCTGCAGCCGAACTTGTTGCAAATGCTGGGGGCACACGTCGTATTCCGTTTAGTTCTCCTTCTGATAACCCTAACTTTAGGGTTGGGCAAGAAGTTATTACTCAAAATGGTCTAGATACACCTATGACGCTAGACGAGCATGGTAACCGAGTTGCGGTACCACCTCGTTCTGGTAAAGCTGGTACAGGCCAAACTTATCTATCTCGTCAAACTTCTGATCTTACTCCTCTTTTCCGTTCTCCTGCAGAAGCATCTGCTGAAGCTATGGAAGCTCAAGGTACTGAAGACGCGCAGGGTGCCTCACAGCAGATTGAAGTAAATAAGGCGCTTGGTGATAGTTCACTCAATAAAAGCCGTATTGGTGGTGGAAATCGTCGTCGTGGCACCTTCTCAATGCTTCCACCACAATTTGCTAAGCAGGAAGTACTTCCAGGATTTGAGCACTGGGGTGGGGTTAGTGAGCATGTAGATAGTATGGGTGCTCTTGAAATAACACGCCCTAGTGGTGAAAGGGCAACGATTCCAGCTGTTCCAGCTGAAACCCGTTCAACAGGTCTTCCAGACTCTCGCGTTTTACGTCAACAAGCTGAAGCGCAGATGTCACAGCACTACAGCACTGAAGAGAACACTGCTGAAGCTGCAAAGCCAAGTGAATGGAGTCAACCTCAGATTGACTTTAATGCGGGTGCGCCTGAAGGCTCTCCAAGTAGAGCTCAAGTTAGTCGTCAATGGTTGGGCGGAAATTACGATACGCCAAATAGCTCACGTACTTCAGAGCTACAACGCGTATCACAACAAGGTAACCCACCAAGTCAGGGCCCTGCCCTTACTGGACGACGTAAGCCACATCTTGTTAATCTACCAAATCCATTTGATATTGCTCAAGAAGGAAAAGAACCACTTCCTACACAGCAACCATCAGGTATTGCAACAAGTGAGCTAGCTGTAGACGCAGGAACACCAAGTTCTAAGGCTAAGGGCAAACTTACTCGTGCAAAGACCAAAAAGATTAAAGCTGCTGGTGGCACACCAAAGCGTACTAAGAAAACAGGCACACCGGCCACTAAACTAGCTACGATGCCTAACTTTAGAATGGGAGGAGTAGACGTAAGCTCTACCTCTACCAGAAAGACAGGCGCTGGTCGTACAGCAGAGTTTGGTTCTGGATTTTCAGTTCACAATGGTGAAGAGCAAGAAGAGTAACAAATGTCTCTTATTGAGCAGTTTTTCCAGGGTGAAAACCAGCCAATGACTTTGCAACCCAAGTCTTTACGTTTAAACGCACGTGAGGCAGCAGAGTACTTGACTGGTTTACCTTACATACAGCCTGAGCCTACAATGCCATTGTGGACCCCAGGTGTTGGACAAAATGGCGAATCGAGTAACTAATGGCACGACGTATTGATTACAGCAGCGCAGGTAAGATTAATGGGTTAACCCATCATTCTTGGACCTGCTCAGACTGTGGTTATCACGTAACCAAACTTGGTGGTGCTTCAGCTATTCGTGCGGGTAAGAAAGAAGCGTATAACCATTCCTGTGTGGATACCTCGGATTCACCAGAAAAGCAACGTAAGGACACATTCGGATGACAACTAAGAAGAAATCACCTGCTTGGACACGCAAAGAGGGTCAAAACCCTAATGGTGGCCTAAATGCTAAGGGACGTGCCTCTGCTAAAAAAGAAGGTCACGACCTTAAGGCACCTAGCAAAGATCACAAGAACAAGCGTCATAAGTCTTTCTGTGCTCGCATGCAGGGCATGAAGAAGCATAACACCTCTGCTAAGACAGCTAATGATCCAAACAGCCGTATCAACAAGTCACTTCGTGCTTGGGATTGCAACTGCTAATGGCTAAAGAAAAAGCTGTATGGGATAAAAAAGATCCAGATGGTGGCAAGCATAAGAAGCTGTCTTCTAAGAAGAAGTCATCTGCTAAAGCACGTGCTAAAGCTGCCGGTCGTCCATACCCAAATCTAATTGATAATATGGCTGTGTCTAAAAAGAAGAGCAAGTAATGGGACGCAATACTAACGATTTTGAATTTGGTAAGTACACAGACCGTGATCGAGAAGAGCTGGGTAGAATTGTTGACGCTACTATGTCACCAAATTATTACCAAAATAAGTCTGAAGTAGAAAAGACAATTCAAAACTCTAATTTAAGAACATTAGATGATATTTCAGACCACTTTAAAAAAGCAGGTACTTATACGCCTGAGATGGAAGCGTTAAAGAACGAGCATAAGACTAGGCTCCTAGTCCCTTCCGATCACCCAACTATAGCTGATGGTGCAATTTATGACGGTATTTTGCGAGGTCATGATCGCCATGGGGTGTCTAGAACTGAGGGTAGAGATTATCCAGATGGTTCAAAATATACGCCGGTTAAGTTGGACCACTCTGCATGCCCTTTTTGTGATCACGTAGAGTTACAAAATAATGATTTTTATGAGCAACCCGAAATTCAAAAAACACTTCTTAGATCACAACAGTTTAGTGATCAATTTTTTGCTGGTTACGATAAAAAACCAGAGGATGATATAGATAGAGAATATCGAGGTTTAACAGATGGCAACTAAGAAAAAAGAAGTAGCTGGCGGCAAAGAGTACAAAGGCTCGGCTGCTAACGGTGGTCGTAAGATCATTGTTGAGCACTACAAAGACTCTAAAGGTAAGTGGCACACTACTTCTAAGAATGCTGCTCGTGCTAAGTATGAGAAGAAGCATGGCAAGCTGTCTAAGGGCACAGATGTTGACCACAAAGACAATAACCATGATAATGATAGTGCCAGTAACTTGCGCCCTTTAAAGCACGGCAAAAATACCGCTAAGGAGAATAAGCGTAGAGCCGGTAATAAGTAGGCTCCCGAACATGGATTCGAACCACAACTGAGTGCTCCAGAGGCACCTGTACTACCGTTATACGATTCGGGAATAAATGGGGAGAATATACCTATCGTAATTGCTCGCATACGGAATAGATATACCTCCGTGGGAGTACCCAGAGTCGAACTGGGATGTCCATTTACTCCCTGAAGAGCCCTCACTAGAGTAAGTCATATGTCTCATACCATATGGAACTTTCTAGACTTTTGAGCTCGTGCACCAAGTAGGACTCGAACCTACAACCACTAGTTCCTAAGACTAGCGCCTCTACCATTGGGCTATTAGTGCTTGGTTGCGGGAGTGGGATTTGAACCCACGACCTAGAGCTTATGAGGCTCCCGAGCTTCCGAGCTGCTCTATCCCGCAATAAGTGACCTCCCTGGTGCGCTTTGAGTAGAGGCGTGGGAGGTGCTGTAGGTATAGTCTACACCATTTCTGGACATAGCTTTAACCACATCTGAACTAGATAGTGGTCACGCTCACCAGGGTTTGAATGCCATGGTGACCAATCCTTACCCCCACTGCTTAGACTATAAGCGATAGAAGCATTGGTAACTGGATCGGTTAGTTGTTTTGCTGATTTTAAACCAAATTCTTTTACACGACCCTTTAGTGATCCGTAAAGATTGATCTGGAATACGCCATAGGAATCATCACCGGTTTTGTTGCTGAAGTTGTGTGCAAGGGGATTTCCGTGAGTTTCCTTCATAGCTACAGCCCAGGCTACCTTAAGAGAATGACCTTTAAACCCTACAAGCTGTAAAACTTGATAGAGCTGCTTTGGATTCAATGTCTTGGCTAGTCTGTACTGCGCTATAGGGGTCAGGCAGTCCTGGACCTTAGATAACGCAGGGGCTGCTGCCTTGGCAGTAAACGATATTAAGTTAGAGATCGTTAAAAGGGCTACAAGCCCAAGGATTAAATATTTCCTTTTGTCATATAAATTCACACTATCTCCTAGGCTAGAAAGCCAACCCGAACCCTCGGCCACCTGTCACCTGGCTTGGGCAGTCCGGTCTCTTTCTACCGGACAAGTTGTAACTCTTTTGTTACGTAGTTAGTGTTGAGGTGTTAGCCTCAGGGATAATTCTATCAGTCATTACAGGGTTCGCGAGACCCCTGATGCATAGTAAAATAGTATTTTCATATAAAAATTTAGGGGCAATTATGCGCATAGAGCGTATTAAAACTAAGCAGGGGCATCCAGTACCCAAGCAAGCTACACATCCTAAAGGCCCATTTCCGCCTGAATTGATGCAAAGACCTCAGGTGATCTCCGACTACGTGCCACAACCAGATGGTGGGGAAGAAGAATTTCCACTCGGTGCCACAGCACAGAATAATTTTAAAGCGGTACGTTGGTTTAAGTGTAAAAAATGTTCTGAGATTATTTCAGAACAAAAGCTACCAAGTCACTCATGTGAGGATATAAATGGCTAGAACTAGAGATATAGGTAATTATTACTGGCACCCCATGGTTTATCCTATAAAGCCTAAGGTGTTGTTTGAAAAAGCTGAAACTCAAGAGATTGATGGGCAATACCGTCCTGGTAAGGGATACTGCCTAAGGTTGCCATTTACCCGGCTATCAATTGTGTTTGGTAAGTGGGGAGAGCCTCTAGAAGAAAGCCTAGCCCTAACTAATGCCATAGTTGGTCGAGCTATGACTAAAGATGAGATAGACTGGGATTATCTAAGGTTCGGAGGGGATTCATGATTTGGTCTAAAGAAAAGAAGCAACAAAGGGAAAAGACAAAGATTGAAAAGCGTATAGAGTCTTTACCTACTGCTGAGTTAGTGCCGTGGGCTGACCAATCTTTGTATACTATTGGTAGATACCTTGCCACTTGGCAACGCACAAATGAAGCCGCATACCTAGAGGAAGCACGCATTGCAGCCGACGTAGTATCTGCAATCGTTAACTCTTTAGCACAAAGGAATAAAATTGGATGAGTTTCTAGACGACGAACTCTTTGATGACTTTGAAGAGACTGAGCCTATTGAGGACGATGAACCGTTATTCCCCGGTGAAGATGGTGAAGAAGATAAGCTCGATGAGTTATCTAAAGAATTTGTTCACATCTTAGTAGATAAAATCTTAAAGTTTCAAGAATTGCTGGTTGGCTATAGGCTGCATGATTACCAGCTCCCATTAGCTAGACGACTGATTGAATCAGTAATCATTAACGACGGTGAAGAAATTACCGCTTTGGCTGCTCGTCAGTCCGGTAAGTCTGAAACTATTGCTAATACAGTAGCTACTCTTATGGTTATTCTTCCACGCCTAGCTCAGCTATTCCCTGACCTATTGGGTAAGTTTGGTGATGGAATTATGGTGGGCATGTTTGCACCTATCCAATCCCAGGTAGAAACCCTATATGGCCGTACGGTATCCCGTTTAACTAGCGAACATGCTTTAGAAGTACTCGGTGACCCTGAAATTGATGACTCTGTCTCTAAAAGCCCAGGAGTTGTTAAAAACATACGGTTGAAGAAGTCTGGTTCATCCCTTATGATGATGACAGCAAACCCACGTGCAAAGATTGAATCTAAGTCGTTCCACCTAATTATTATTGATGAGTGCCAAGAAGCAGATGACTTCGTAGTTGCTAAGTCTATTTCGCCTATGGGCGCGTACTACAACGCGACTATGGTTAAGACCGGTACCCCTACAACGTCTAAGAACAACTTTTACCGTGCTATCCAGTACAACAAGCGTCGTCAGACCCAAGCACGTAATACCCGCCAAAACCATTTTCAATGGGATTGGAAGGATGTTGCTAAGGTAAACCCTAACTACGAAAAGTTTATTAAGAAAGAAGTTCTCCGTATTGGCGAGGACTCAGACGAATTTCAGCTTTCATATAACTGCAAGTGGTTGCTAGAACGCGGTATGTTCGTAACATCCGGCATCATGGATGGTTTAGGGGATACCTCTCAGGAACTAGTCAAGGCCTGGCACCGATCTCCGGTGGTTGTGGGTATTGACCCCGCCCGTAAGATGGACTCAACTGTAGTGACAGTAGTTTGGGTAGACTGGGATAGACCAGACGAATTCGGGTATTATGATCACCGTATCCTTAATTGGCTAGAACTCCAGGGAGACGATTGGGAAGAACAGTACTTCCAGATCGTTAACTTCTTGAATAACTATGATGTTCTTGCTATTGGGGTCGACTCCAATGGTGTGGGCGATGCGGTAGCCGGACGTTTAAAGGTCCTTATGCCCAATGTGGAGATAGTAGCGGTTACCTCTAGTGCTACTGAGCAGTCTAAGCGATGGAAACATCTCCAGGCACTCATCCAACGTCAGATGGTTTCATGGCCAGCCCATGCTAAGACTAGACGTTTGAGAATCTGGAAGAAGTTCTACCAGCAGATGACTGACGCTGAGGTAAAGTACAAAGGTCCGAACTTTACGGTGGCCGCACCAGATGAAGCTCACGCCCACGATGACTTCGTGGACTCCCTGGCTATGGCCTGTTCCCTTACCCAAGAGATGGTTATGCCAACCGTCGAGGTTAGTTCTTCACCATTTTTTTAGTAGTTTAAGCACAAAAATGTTGAATTAACCGACAGACTTACACCTGAGGACCTCAATCCCAAACCTATGCATAGGAGAAAAAATAAATGGCAGTAGAAAACATCGCCCCGACGCCAATGTTCCCAGAGCGTCCAGGCACAACTTACGAGCGCAAGTTCTCACCAGCGACCCCAGGTCTACGTGGTCCACTTCGCTTTGAAGAGGGTGTCGCAACTGACACCGACGTTCCTAATGATTTTCAGGTAGGACTTGACCAGGGCTATGACACACCAGCCGGTCGTCCAAACCACAACGAGAACGTATTTGAAAAGTACCCAGATGAAACAATGAAGCAGCGTGCACACGTTGGTTCTGCAGCTTGGGTAGAAGCACCAACCTACCTTGGCGAGTTTGCTCAGGGTAACTTCGGAGATCACTCTGAGATCTCATTCGAGGAAGTAATTCGTAACGGCGCTCATCAGTACCGTTCAAACCCTGCACAGGTCAACGACTAATATAGGGTAGAATATATACTAGCTGGTAGCCCCGATCTCCCTTCTCGGGGCTTACCAGTCTTAGCTAAGTGGGGGCACATCTAATGATTAATTTTGGGAGTAACTTGTGAGTGGTGGTATTGATTTTTCACCTCCGTCGTATAGAGCGGCATCTAGTGACCTCACGATTTCAATTTCACCTTTAGGACTTGTAGAACTTGCAGATGAAGAGTTTGAAGTCCATGGTCCACGTTTAAATCGTTATTCACTTAACTGGGCAATGTATCTTGGCCATCACTGGTCATATCGCCGTGAGACTGGCGAATCACAAATGGTCTACAACTATTATCGTGCTTTTACCGATTACATTATTAACTTTACATTTGGTCGCGGAGTTTCATTCCGTAGCCCTATGGAAACCGAAGCAATCATTCCAGACATCCTAAAGCGTGTGTGGGAGATTGATAACAATAAAACTGGTGTTCTATGGGAAATGGGACAGCAGGGCGGAGTATCTGGTGACTGCTTTGTTAAAGTAGCTTATGAAGAGGCTTATGTAGATTCAGTAGGCCGTCCACATCCAGGACGTGTTCGCATCCTACCCCTTAACTCTTCTTTCTGTTTTCCTGAGTTTCACCCACATGATCGCTCACGTTTGATCCGATTTAAGCTTAAGTATCGTTTCTGGGGTACATCTACAGAAGGTACTCGTCAGGTTTACACATATACAGAAATCTTGACTGATGATCGTATTGAGGAATACATTAATGATGAGCTTATTGATTCTCGCCCTAACCCTGTTGGAGTCGTACCGGTCATTCATATCCCCAATGTAATGGTTTCAGGTTCCCCATGGGGACTATCTGATTGCCACGACCTCATCGTGCTTAACCGTAACTATAACGAAGTGGCCACAGATATCGCGGATATCATCAACTACCACGCTGCACCAGTTACTGTTATCACCGGAGCTAAAGCTTCAGCACTTGAGAAGGGCCCTAAGAAGGTATGGGGCGGACTTCCTAAGGAAGCTCAGGTCTTCAACCTTGAAGGTGGAGGACAAGGCCTGAAAGGTGCTATGGAGTACCTACAGATCATTAAGACTGCTATGCATGAGATGGTGGGTGTTCCTGAGACCGCTCTTGGTCAGGTACAGCCAATCTCCAACACTTCTGGTGTTGCCCTGGCAATTCAATTCCAACCATTGATGAATCGTTACCAGCAAAAGATGGTTCAGTACAGTGAAGGCGTACGCCGAATCAATGAGCTGGTACTATTAACACTAGCATTTAAAGAGCCTAACGTATTTGAGTACAACCCGCTGGTAAATGGGCCTATTAAGGCCGGTCAGCTACCTAAGCTTGACTTGACCAACCCAATTACCTTTGAGTCTCAAATTCACTTCCCACCACCACTCCCACTAGATAAGATGATCGTTTTGAACGAAATCCAGACAAAGATGGCTCTTGGTCTTGAAAGTCGTGAGGGCGCCCTTCGTCAACTAGGTGAGGAGTTCCCAGATGAGAAGCTTGAAGAAATTCGAGCAGAACTCATTGCGGATGCTAAGGCAGACGGTGCGCTACAGCTTATTAAGAATCAGATTGCGGCATCTATCACGTCATTGACCGGAATGATGCCGGATGGAACAGTTCCCCCAGGAGCTGCTCCAGGAGATGGAATTGGGCCTGGACCGTTTGGCCAACCAGGCGTCATCAGCCCAATGGAGAACACAGTACTGCAGGAGCTTCAGCAGGTCCAGGTTGACCTGGTTCAAGAAGCCTATGCACCTAAGATCTCCATTACCAAAGAGCCGGAGAAGAACACTCCCAACTCGGAGGAAAATAAGTAGATTTAGCCTGACAAATCACCTATAATTTGAAAGGCTAATACCACATAAATCCGCAGGTCATCGTGATATTTATTCGGACAACGACCTCTTACACCTAAGGACGACTCGCATGGCAGAAACAACAAATATTGTTGATACTGAAGTTGCTCAGGAAGCTTTTATTCAAGACTTCCCAACCCCAGTTGATACATTAGTAACCCCAGTAGCTTCTAAGGAAGATTCAATCCCTAAGGGTTACACAGAAGAAGATCTTAAGAAAGTACGCGAACAGGAAAAGTCAAAGCTTTATCCACAGATTGATTCGCTAAAGGAAGAGTTAAATCTTCTAAAGAAAGAACGTGAAGAGCGCCTAGCAGAAGCAGAGCGCCTCCGTCATGAAGCAGAAGAAGAAGCACGACGCAAAGCAGAGTCCGAAATGGATACGCGTCAACTTCTTGAGCTTAAAGAAAAAGAATGGGCAAAGCAGCTAGAGGAAGAGCGCCAAGAACGTCAAAAGGCATTTAGTCTTTTTGAGCGTGAGCGCCAATACTCAGAACTACAAGAGTATCGTAATCGCCGTCTAGCAGAAGAGCAGGAAAATATTATGCCTGAGCTTCTAGACCTAGTAACTGGAAATACCCCAGATGAGGTCGAACAGAGTATTACAGGCCTACGTGAGCGCACCTCACGTATCCTGGAATCGGCGCAGTCTGCTATGCAGAATGCACGTAGAGAAATGACAGGTACGCGAGTAACATCGCCAACCCCATTGGAAAACAATTCGGACCAACAACAGTTCACAGCGGAGCAAATTGCTTCCATGTCGGTTACTGAATACGCAAAATACCGTGATCGTTTGCTTCCTCGAGCAAATGGCCGCACTAATAAAGGAATCTTTGGGTAAACCCCCCAAACTCACAATATACTAACTAAGGAGTAAGACCGACATGGCATCAGCCGTAACAGGTACCGGCAATTTAGCCGCAGCCCCAACAGCCTACTCTGGCGCTAACAGCCAGCTAACACAGGCAATCCAGACAATCTGGTCGAAGGAAATCTTGTTCCAGTCTATGCCAATTCTTCGCTTCGAGCAGTTCGCTGTTAAGAAGACAGAACTTGGCGTCGCACCTGGTCTCCAGATTAACTTCATGCGTTACAACAACCTCGGATTCGCTTCAGCTCTTGTTGAAGGTGTTCGTATGTCAACCAACGCATTGACCGCACAGCAGTTCTCAATCACCGTTGCAGAGCACGGATACGCTATCGCAGTATCAGAGCTTCTTCTCAACGCATCATTCGATGACGTCATGGCTTCGGCTTCACGTCTTCTTGGCCGTAACATGGCCCTCTACCTCGATGGACAGGCACGCGATACCCTCATGGCAGCATCTTCTGTCATCTACGGTTATGACCGCACCACCATCTCTTCAGGTACAAACGCTTGGTACGATTACGGTACAAAGGGTACTTCACGTGCTTCCTTGACCGGTAACTTCAATCTCACAACTGCAACTGTCAAAGACGCAGTAGAGACCCTCGCAACCAAGAACATCCCTCGGTTGGGCGAAACCTACGTTGCTTTCGTTCACCCACACCAGAGCCGTAAGCTCCGTGACAATCCAGAATTCATTGAAGTCACCAAGTACGCTGCTCCAGGTAACTTTATGCTCGGTGAGATCGGTCGTTTGTACGACACAGTCTTTATTGAGACCACTCAGGTTAAGAAGGTCCCAGGCGGCGCAGGCGCAGGCTACACAGCTGACTCTGCAGTAGCTCCAGGATCAATCTCTTACCCAACTGGTGGAGGTTACACAACCCCAACAACAGTTACCGGAAACGGTGCAGCAGACCGCTACTCAGCTATCTTCATTGGAGATAACGCATTCGGTCACGCTATCTCACTCCCAGTCGAGCTCCGCGATGGCGGTATCCTTGACTTCGGTCGTGAGCACGCATTGGCTTGGTACGCAATCTACGGTCTTGGTCTTATCACTGACCAGTCTGTCTTGATCGCAGAAACCAACTAATCTAAGTAAGAATTGGGCGGGGGCGTTGAAACCCCCGCTCAACACAAACAAACCTATAGGAGAATAATAATCGTGGCAAAAGCAAAAGTAACTGACGTCACAGGACGTCAACGCGAAGAAATGATTAAGGCTAATGCAGAAGCATTGGCAGAACGCGCAAATTCAATGTCGATGGCAACCGCAGAGGCCCAAGCTAAGCTTGAGACGGAAGTTATCGACCTAACTACACCTCACAATCCAACAGTGATTGATGAAGTCGAGGTTGTAGGAGTAGACCTTGCGGATGACATGCGTGTTATCCGTGTTGCAGAAGATTTAGATTTTGTAACCATCGGCGCTGGAAACCACTATAGTTTCAAAGCCGGACAGAAGTACAAGGTCCCATCTCATGTAGCTACGCATCTACAGGAAAAGGGTTATTTGTACGATCGGCTCTAATAAGCCCGAAAAACTAGATCGCCCGCTCCGACAACTGCCCTCCTGTCGGAGTTGGGCCCTTTTTGTTTAAGCAGACTAATTGCACGATTTATAAGATGATATGTCAATAGTACAGTTGGAGGATTAGTAGTGGCGACGATTCAGACCCTGTCTAATAGGCTAAGAGCTGAAATTGGCGATGTCGGCAAATCTTTCACTGAAACCTTTACTGGTGATGGATTCACCAATCGCTTTCAATTGGCATATGCTCCAGTACGTGGAGCTAGCATCCGTGTAACTGTTAACGGTGTGAATATGACTTCCATAACCAATGTAGAGGAAGTTAGCGGTCTTTTTCAATTAGCCGCAACCCCACCAGATAATGCCGTCATTACTGTAAGCGGAGTGGCATTTAAATACTTTACTGATGAAGAAATACAATATTACGTTGCTCAGGCTTTTTATGAGCATGCCCATACCGAAACTGGTACAGATGGCATGGTATATACCCTCCCAACTCTCCCACTAGTTGATGAGTTCCCCCTAGTTATTCTTGCCTCAAGTATGGCACTTTATACCCTTGCAACTGATGCATCGTTTGATATTGACATCTCATCTCCGGACGGAGTAACAATTCCACGTTCTGAGCGTTACCGCCAGCTTATGGAGATTGTTCAGGCACGTAAGGACCAGTACAAGGAACTATGCTCAATGTTGAACATTGGCATGTACCGTATGGAGGTTCAGACACTGCGTCGTGTCAGCCGCCTTACAAATCGTTATGTACCTATTTACAAGCCACAAGAAGTTGATGATGGCTCTATCCCACAACGCGTATGGCTTTCTATGCCTACTTACGGAGATCAGACACCTGCGGGTCCTGCTGTACCTAAGGATCTTGAAATGTACGCGGGAGATGACTTTATTAGTACTCCGTTTACCTTTGATCAAGACCTTACAAACTTTGATGCTCTCGCACAGATTCGCCTATTCCCTCAGCAACCTGATAGCCAAGTAGGGCCTCTTATCCTTGGAACCTTCACCATCACTAAGTCTGCGTCTAGGACAGGTGGTATTTTGGATACCCTTACCCTATACTTGCCTGGAGAAGCTACTGCAGATCTCCCTATGACCGCATATTGGGATCTACGCCTGCACGATAATGTTAAGAACCTTACTAAGACTTTCCTAGCAGGAAAGGTCTTTACAACACCAAGCGTTTCCAATTCTACTAGTGGAGAGTTCAATTGACCGATTACAATGAGCCGAACCTCATTGGTATGCCTTCGGATAATACCAATGACCCTAGTCTTTACCTGCTCGGATTAAATCAACAGAATGGTTCTACTGGACCTACCGGCCCAATAGGCCCACAAGGCCCTACGGGACCTTCAGGAGCTGCGGGTGCCACTGGTGCTACCGGATCTGCTGTAACAGGCGCTACGGGCGCTACAGGCCCTACAGGAGCCACTGGAGCGACAGGCCCTGCAGGTGATGTAGGACCTGCTGGTAATACTGGTCCTACCGGTATTCAAGGAACTATTGGCCACACTGGTGCAACGGGAGCTACCGGTGCAACCGGTGTTGCTGGCCCGACAGGAAGTCAAGGACCTACAGGTAATGCTGGCCCAGCCGGTGCTACTGGTATTCAAGGAGCCACAGGCGCCACAGGATCAACTGGTGTAGCTGGACCTACCGGTGCTACAGGAAATGTTGGTCCAACAGGACCTCAGGGTATTCATGGTTCTACTGGCGCAACTGGAGCTACTGGTGTAGCAGGACCAACTGGTACACCTGGTGTTACAGGCGCTACTGGTGCAACTGGTGCAACCGGTCATGGAATTAATGTACTTGGTTCATTTGCAAATCTTTCCGACTTACAAGCCGCACACCCAATTGGAAGTCTTGGCGATTCATACTTAATTAACGGCTCATTATATGTGTGGACTGGTTCTAGCTGGTATGCCGCTGGAAATGTTCAGGGACCAACAGGTGTTGCTGGTGCAACTGGGGCAACAGGACCTTCTGGACAACAGGGTATACAAGGTATTCAAGGTGCTCGTGGAGATCTTGGTCCTACTGGCCCACAAGGTGTCCAAGGAATCCAGGGACCAACTGGTGCACAAGGCCCAACTGGTGAACGTGGTCTAATTGGACCTACTGGTATTGGTGTCACTGGTGCAACCGGCGCTACATCTACAATTCCTGGACCAACTGGTCCACAAGGACCAACTGGTCCACAGGGCGTATCCATCAACTATCAGGGTACTCTTGCAAACACTGCTGCTCTACAGACTATTACAGGTCAGCATATTAACGATGCTTACATTATTGGTAACGATCTCTGGGTATGGGAAGGAACTACGTGGGATAACGTAGGGCCTATTGTCGGTCCTCAAGGACCACAAGGTATTCAAGGACCTACCGGTGTTACCGGCCCAACTGGTGCAGGAGCTACAGGTGCTACCGGAACTACAGGTGCTACAGGCGTTACAGGTGCTACTGGAGCGCAAGGTTTACAAGGTTTACAAGGAGTTCAAGGTTTACAGGGTGTTCAGGGTAATGTTGGACCTACCGGTGCAACAGGTGCGACAGGATTATCTGTAACTGGAGCTACCGGAGCAACGGGACCCACTGGAGCTACAGGGCATACTGGCCCAACAGGCTCTACTGGTGCTACAGGACCAGGTTCTACAGTGTTAAGTACAACCCCTCCATCAAGCCCTTCACTAGGAGATCACTGGATTGATGATGCTTCTGGAATTGAGTATACTTGGACTACAGATGGAGTCAATAATTACTGGGTTGAGCTTGCCCCATCAGGATACTGGGGACCTACAGGCGCAACTGGCCCTACTGGTGCTACCGGTAACGCCTCTACTATTCCTGGTCCAACAGGTCCTACTGGATTAACTGGGGCCACCGGAGCTACTGGTTCTACAGGACCAACCGGTGCAACAGGTGTCACAGGATCTACAGGGGCTAATTCAACTGTACCTGGACCAACAGGTTTAACTGGACCTACCGGACCTACTGGTGCTACAGGGCCTACTGGTAATGCAAGTACAGTCCCAGGACCTACGGGACCAACGGGCACAACTGGCGCTACGGGCGCTACAGGAACTATTGGTGGAAACACTGTAGTAACCGGCCTACTTGAGAATACAAACGTAGTCTCTACTGCTCCAACAGGCACTGTAAATATTGATATTGTTACCTCAAGCTTTTGGTACTTTACTACTGCCCCATCAGCAAGTTACGCCCTAAATATTAGAGGAAACTCAACCACAACCTTAGCTAGTCTGATGGCTATAGGACAGTCTGTAACAATCTCCGTATTAAATACAAACAGCTCAAACGCTTTTTATATTAACGCCTTTAATATTGACGGGGCTACTGTCACCCCTCTTTGGACCGGAGGTAATGCTATTACGGTAGGACACACTAGTGGAATAGACGCGTATTCCTATACCATTGTAAGAACTTCTAGTGGTTATACCGTATTTGCGGGAATGAGTAAATTCGCATGAGCCCTTTAGCATCCCTTGGATTTAGTGGAGGTAGCTCTACCTCAGGTTTAGTTGTATCTAGTACTGGAGCAACTAAAACAACCTACGGCATATATACGGTATTAACATTTTCTAGCACCTCGGGTGGAACACTAACCGTTACAGCTAACCCAAATAGTGAGATCTTTAGCGTATTGGCTATTGGTGGTGGCGCTGGAGGAAACCCAGGCTACTATAGTTCATTTTCTGGAACTGGAACTGGTGGTTCAGGTGGTGGTCCAGGCGCTATTCTTGAGACCAGTGTTGCCATACCTACTGGAACCTACAACGTAACTATTGGTGCTGGCGGCGGCCCTGGAGGTAATGGTGGAACTACTAGCTTAGGTTCTTTGGTTACTGCAAATGGGGGGACCGTACAAAACGCTACTAACTCAAATAACTATGGTTTTCCAGGAATTCCTGGAGGCATAGGTATGCCGGGAATTATTATGTCGACCTATAGCGCAAACGGTACCTTAGTTTTAGTACCAGCAACTGCTACGTATACATCTACAATTACGGGCTCTGCAGTTACCTATGGACAAGTGGGTGCTAGCTATAGTGGAAATGCGAGCGCAACAACATACGGAGGTTCAGGCGCAGGAAATACAATGCCATTTACAGCTTCCGGTTCAATAACAACCCCTGGAGGATCTGGTTATCAAGGTCTCTTAATTGTGAGGTATAGAACATGACTATTAGTTTTCCATCTTCCCCATATGTAAATCAAACCTATACCTATGGAACCCGCACATGGAAGTGGAACGGTATTGCTTGGGTATCTATCTCAACAACTTCCGGACCTACCGGTGCAACAGGCGCCACAGGCGCAACTGGACCAACTGGTACTGCGGGAACAAATGGTACAAACGGAGCTACTGGAGCTACTGGATCGACGGGACCGCAAGGACCAATAGGTTTAACGGGTGCGACTGGAGCAACCGGCGCTACCGGCTCACAAGGATCTACGGGTTTAACTGGTCCAGCTGGACCTCAAGGTGTTAGTATTCTCAATGTAGATGGTGGAGGCCCAACCACTAACTATGGCGGCGTGGCTGCCTTTAACTTTGGAGGAGTTTGATGTCTATTCAACTACAGCTTCGTCGTGGAACAGCGGCACAATGGACTGCAGCTAATACTCTATTAGCCCAAGGTGAGCTTGCACTTGAAACAGACACAAGTAAATTTAAAATTGGTGATGGCGTAACAACTTGGAACTCATTGCCATATGCCTCAGGACCAGCCGGCGCTACTGGTGCAACTGGTGCTGCAGGAACAAACGGTACAAATGGTGCTACCGGAGCTACCGGAGCAACGGGTGTTACAGGCGTGCCTGGTCCTCAAGGTCCAGCAGGCCCTGCGGGAGATACTAACTTGAACTCACAGGTCCTGGCAGATGCTAGACTTGGTATTGGGTTCTTTTTCCCAAGAACTGTAAATACAACCTACTCTACCGTAAATACTCGCGTAGTACCACCGATTAGTTTGATCTAGGAAGGTCCCACTAAATGTCAAGAAACGTATTGTTGGAGACAGATTACACATTCAATCCGTCTACATACACTCTTACTATTAATGAGCGTTGGATCCGTCCTGAACGAATCATGATGATCACCAACGTTACTCGTAACGTTATTCTTTATAACTTCTCTGATTCTACCACACAGTACACGTCGGTAACCAAGATTGATAATGGAAGCAATATCTTCTCAACCGCTATTGTACTAAACCCAACATACTTTTCTGCAAACATGCTGTCTACAGACCTTATTCAGATCTATGTAGATGACTACGCTCAAACCATTATTCCAGAAGAAACTTATACAGACGCTGTACAAAAGCAGCGCGTTTCTACACCGCAGTCTTTGATTGATACCGACTTTGAATATTCAGTTCAGCCTTCTAAGTGGGAAACAATCTTCTTAAATGCTAACTACCCAACATATTTCCCAAAGCCAAATGGCGGTAATGCGATTACTGCTACCTCTATTTTTGGTGATGGTGCAACCCCACGTTCTATTATTACAGTAACAACATCTGTACCACACGGTTTAGTTGCGGGAAATATCGTACAGGTTCAAGAGACTCAAAATGCACGTGTTGAAGGCTCATCCCAGATCCTCTCAGCACCTACAACGACTACCTTTACATATCGTGCAAAAGGTGTAGTAGCCGGTGAAACAATTTACTCAAATCTTTCTACAGTATACGGTGGAGACGTATTTGACGGTGCTCACATCCCTGGTGGTAACTATCCTGGAATGGGTAACGTAACTGGCGGTATTAATACCATGAACCAGTGGACCGCATCTACAGACGGTGCAGCCCCATCTACAATTACCGCAGTATTCCAGTACCCACACGGCCTATATCCAGGAACCCCTATTTCGGTATCTGGTACAAACAGCTTTGATGGTGACTACATCGTTAAGCAGGTACCCGCTACTAACCAAATAGTATTTACTACTTATAATCAGTACCCAACAGTTTCTGTTCCAAGCACGGGCCGCATTATGGCTAAGGCAGACGGCTATGTAATTCACCGCCCATATGATGCCGGTGTTGCTATCACAACGTATAACAACGTGCCTGGAATGCAGACTATTCGTCAGACCCGCCGTTACTTCCGCTACCAAGCTGGTAAGGGCATGCAGTTCTCAACTGGAGCAAAATTAACTCCTACATACAATATTGATTCTATCTCTATGTCTGGTGGTTCTATTGGAACCCAGACAGTAACAGTAACAACTGTTGAAGACCACGGTCTTCAAGTCGGTGCTGGAATCTATCTAGAAAACGTTCTTACTACTGCTTCTAGCGGATATAACCCTTACAACGGACAGTTTACCGTTACTGCGGTTACAAACTCAAACGTATTCCAATTCCAAGTTACCCTAACTCAGGCAGTGGCTTTCACAGATCTAACACCTACAGGGCAGTCTGCATATGCCCACGCAATTACTTGGTGGGGTTCAGAAGCCCGCGCAGGCATGTTTGATGAGCAAAACGGCTTCTACTTTGCATATGATGGTCAAGAGCTTTATGTTGCTCGTCGTCACTCTGAGAAGATGATTTCTGGTCGTCTTAACCTTACACAGTACAGCCCACAGGTTATTGGTGTTGGAACACAGTTCCGTAAGCAGCTTAGGGTTGGACAAAAGATTGTCATCAAGGGTTCTAGCTACTTGATTACCGCAATCTCTAGTGATACAGTTCTTTATATCGCCCCAGCATTTAAGGGAACAACTACTACGGGTGCTCGTGCAACCGTAACACAAGCCGTTCGTGTTCTACAATCACAGTGGAACATGGATAAGTGCGATGGAACCGGCCCTTCAGGCTATGTTCTAGATCCAAAGCGCATGCAGATGATCTACATTGATTACTCTTGGTACGGTGCTGGAACCATTCGTTTTGGTGTTCGTGGCCCTAGGGGTAATGTCATTTACGTACACCGCATCGTTAACTCTAACGTTAACCAGCTTGCTTACCAGAAGTCGGGTAACTTGCCTGCTCGTTACGAAGTAGACAACAGCCCAGTAACTTATGGAACGTTGATCTCTGGAGCTACCGGTGTTGTTGGGGCAGCTCTTAACCCATCTGACCTACTTATGTATGTAACCGCTAATGAAATTTATGAGTGGCAGCCTTCCGGTTATGCAGTTATCAAGGATGACACTAACTATGAGATTGTTCAGTATTCCTCTATTGGTGCCCTAAACACCACGCTGAATGCCTATCCAATTACAATTAGTCAGCGCCGTGCTTCTGTAACCTTGACCTACCCAGATCAACCATTTACTTATTACGGCACATTAACAAACCAAATCTTTACTCCAGACTCTTCTTGGAATGGTACTGGTGGTAATGCTCAGGTTTCAGTACAGCCTATTAACCAAAATTGCGCCCCTATCATTCAGCACTGGGGTTCATCGGTTGTTATGGACGGCGGATTCCAAACAGACTTGCTCCCAGTCTTCACCGCTGGTATGCAGAAGTACGCGACGATTCAGGCAGGTACAACCCGTCCACTCCTAGCAATCCGCGTCTCCCCTACAGCAGACAACGCTATCGCCCGTAACTTTGGTGTACGTGAGCTTATTAACCGCATGGCCCTACAACTTCAGGCAGTGGCTGTACAGACTAATGGCTCATATCGTATTGACGTTATTCTAAATCCTTCATACTTAGCCTATACTAACTGGACAGCGGCTCAGCTTGCTACAAACCGTACATCGGTTACAGGTACCTCAGGACTTAACACAATTACTGTTGCAGACACAGGTACCTTGAATCTTACGGGTGTTACTGGTCTTCAAATCGGTATGGGTGTATCTGGAACAGGTATTGGCTCTGGAGCTACTATTACTAACATTCAGGGAAACATTGTTTACCTATCTGTAGCTAACTCAGGAACAGTCTCTGGAACAATCACATTTACGCCTACTATTGGCTATACCGGTCTTCCAAATGACTGGACTCGTGACTCCATTGGTGCCTCATCCCTTGCCCAGGCTATCTTTATTGATAACACCGGTAACGGACAGGGTGGAGTTCCTTATACAACTGGTTCCCCAGCCCCTTCAGGCATCATCTCCGGTGGTGACTCCGTCTTCTCATTCTTCTCAGAAAACGGTGCTGGAGCTACAAACTTTAACTCATCCGTATACTCCCTGGTCGGTGGTAAGGATATCGGAAACTCATATATGTCTGGAAACGGTAACGTTTCTACTCCTGGCTTCCCAAATGGCCCAGATGTACTGGTAGTTACCGCAACAAACATCGGTACAGCCACCTCTCAGATCGCTGCTCGTCTCTCTTGGACTGAGGCTCAAGCATAATGATCCGAGTTAATGAATTCTTATCCCCCAAATTTGCTATAATTCTAGAAACCCCGGAAGGTCGGTAACCCCCAATGACAAGCTACGCCTCGCTTAGTTCGCAGATCACGGCGCTAACAAATGATATGACCACCACTCTTGCTAGCGGTGTGTCAGCAGCCTCAGATTATGCATACTACGCAAATGCCCTACAAACCCTAGGAACGATGCTTGGCGTCAATGACATTGTTGCCGCGACATCTAACCAGGTATCTACTATTACTAGCACTGGAACAACCCAGGTTGGCCTAGTAAATACTGCTGGTACTACTCAGGTATCTGCAGTTAACTCTGCTGGAACGACTCAGATTGCAGCAGTAAACTCAACAGCAAATAATCTACAAACCTACGCATACATGGGAGTCCTAGCATAATGGCCACACCTACAGTAACATCTATTCGTCGTGGTACCGCTGGTACTAGCGACGCAGGTATTAGCATCAGTGCTTCTACCGCAGCAATTATCACTAACGTTGTTTTGTCAAACAAGACAGCAAACACTCGCTACGTCACATTGACAATCGGCGGATACTCTTTCTGCACCTCTTTGCAGATTCCTGCAAACGGCACAGTGAACTTTGATGCCCGTCTAGTTGCTAGCCCAGGCGACCTAGTAGTAGTAACAGCAGACGCAGCATCAGCAGTCGACTATTTCATCTCAGGCATCTACCAGTAACAACTAAGGAACAGGTAACTACTAATGGCAATTTCCTCATATAAAGATCTAGTTGTCTTTCCTAATGACAACTCTGGTCGCGTTAATATCAAGGAGCAGGTTTTTACCACTAGCGGTACCTGGACGGCTCCTGCGGGCGTAAGCTCTGCACAGGTTATCCTAGTTGGTGGTGGAGGCGGCGGCGGTGGCGGTTCACAGCTCGTTGCCGGTGGTGGCGGTGCCGGCGGTGCCGTTGTCGTACAGAATCTTTCTGTAACACCAGGGACTGCATACCCAATCAACGTCGGTGCAGGTGGACAAGGTGGCCTTGGCGCACTTACCGCTGCAAACGATATTACATCTACTCTTCCAGGAACTAACGGTGGTACAACCACATTTGGTTCTGTAACAGTGTGGAACTACCTCACTAACCCAGACATGGACCTTAACGTCCTTGGTTGGGATCCTGAAGTTATTTACCGTATAGCTACTGGTGCTTCGGGTGCGACCTACATTGAGCTCTTCCCTAATGCTAACGGTATCGTTGCTGGTATGGCTCTTGTTGCAGGTCAGTTCATTACAACAGCTTCTCCTGAAGTTGCAACTTCAACCGGTGGTATCGGATCTAACGCAGTTGTTACCTCAGTTTCCGGTAACATCGTAAACCTTTCTGTAGCTAACTCGGCCGCAGTTCAGGGCGTTATCCGTTTTGATTCTACAAACGTAACCCTTCAGCAGGGTCAAATCGCTTTTTACCAGACTAACCAGGCCGGTATTGATGCGCTTTCAGGTACAAATACCTTTACTAACAACACCTACAACTCTAACCAGAGTGCAAACCTTTCTAACAACTTGTTACAGCCTCGTTTGTCACAGTTGGAAGATACAACTCTCATCTCTTCAAGCTACTTGAACCAGCAGGGTACTTCTCTAACAACCTTCTCTGTTACAAATACCTCGGTTCCTACAAAGCTTGCAGAAATGGTTGGACCAGTTCTTACAACAACTGCTTCTGGTACAGCTGGTTCTTACACAATTACAATGGCAAGCACTGCAAATCTACTCCCTAATATGTTCGTGATTGCAGCTGGTTACCTTACAACAGGTACCTTCATCACCAACATCTCGGGAAGCACAGTTACTCTTAACACCGCGGTTGCTTCTAACATGTCAAATACAACCGTTACAGTTTCATACAATGGAACTGTTGGTCAGAACGCACTTGTAGCTGTAACAAGCACTTCTACAAGCACTGGTTCTCCTACCTGGATTAACTTCTCCTCAATTAACACAGGTACAGTTACCTCCGCTACAACTACCTCGGTTGGTTCTAACGGTATTCCTTACATCCCAGGTCAGACCTACACCTTGTCTGCGTACGTTTACTCTAACGTAGCCGTACCAACAACAGCCCCAATCTTGTTCCAGATTCGTTCTACTGGTGCAACTTACGGTGCTGCGTCTAACCTTGTATACTCAGGCGGTACGATTTCTTCACCTCCTGCTAACTCTATTGACGGCGGTACATCTAACGGATTCTTCGTTCGTCAGGCACAACCAGCTCCAATGCTTGGGTACGGTGCGTCTGTAACCAACACATCTACAGGTACAAATAACAGCGGTGCTACTCAGATCACAGTCTCTAGCACAGCAAACCTCGTAGCTGGTATGGTTCTTGCATCATCAGTAACCGGTATCGCAGCAGGTGTGGCTATCAGCGTAGTCAATAGCTCAACCCAAATCACTCTTAATACAGCGCTTACAGCAGGTCTTCCAGCAAGCACATCGCTTACTTGGCAGACACCAGCAGGAACTCAGTTCCTTGCAAGCGGATGGCGCCGTATTTCTGCAACATTCACTACACCAACTATCGCTGCAACCCTTGCTAACGGTACATATGCTTACGGCTCTACAGCCCAGTTTATCTACCCAACAATCGTGTTCCAGCACAACGCAGGTGTTTCGTACTTCATCGATAACCTACAGCTCGAACTTGGTGGAACCGCTACTTCATGGCAGCCTCCAGTCTATGGATTTGAAACCGGTTTGGTTGTTTCATCCAACTCAACAGACTTGGGTAACCTTGAGACAGCGCACCGCCCAGTTCGTGTTACTGCTGGTCAAACTTACTCAGCATCTATGTGGATCTACGGTGCAGGTACTGCTAACCAGTACCGTCCAATCAACGCCTTTATCGAATGGCTTGATGCGGATTACAACGTTCTTTCACGTTCTGTCGGTCCAAACGTGTTCCTTGGCTTCTCTGGTTACCAGTCTAACCAGCAGACTATGCCAGGAGTTAACTACGGTGCTCGTATTGGTGTTAACGGTGCAGTGGCTCCAACAGCTTCTTCATCTGGTTACCAGCCATCAGCAGGAGCTGCTTACGCTCGCGTAGGTTTCTCTGTCTACCAGGGAGCTCAGTCTTCTACAACTGGTCAGATTCAGTACGTTATGTTCTATCCAACTCTTGAATCCGGTTCAGCAGCAACTTCTCCAAAGCGTCCAGACGGCGCAACCATCTACTACGAAGGCCAGACCGGAGCATCTCGTTTGATCTCAGGTTGGACCCTTGCAGCAGAAGGTGGCGGTGGTGGAGGTACCTATAACTCTAACAACATCTACTGGATGTTTGGAGTTCAGGGTGCTAACAATGGCGGTCACGCTGCTTATAACTCTAACTCAGCTTACCTAACCCTTGCTGGTGGTGGCGGTGGATCTTTGACACCTGGTCAGAATGCTCAAGTATTCACCCAGAGCTTGTCTAACTCTACAACCTCACAGTACGCTGCAGGATGGCAGACAACAGCTGCTTACACCCAGCCTTCGTTCCCAGCACGTGGTAACTTCGGTGGCTTTGCTATCATGAATATCAACACCGCTGGTAGCTCTGGTGCAAACATTCCTGGTTATGCTGGTGATGGTGGACAGGGTCAGCTCGTTTCAGGTCTTGCTTCTGGTTCATCTCTTGGTCTTGCATTCGGTGGTGGCGGCGGTGGAGCTGGCTGGTCTACCTGGTCTGTATCTGGTACCAACGAAAACATTCAAGGTGGTGCTACAAACAACACCACACCAGTTGGTGCTCAGTTCAACCCATGGATGACTCCTGGTAAGGGATACGCTGGTGGCGGAAAGGGTGGCGGTAACTTCATCGTCGATCTAACCCAGTCAACAATCTCTACATGGGGTTCAGCAATGGGTAACTACTTCGCACGCGGTATCGACGCTATCGTTAACACCGGTGGCGGTGGCGGTGGAGGTTCGACCAACTTTGGTCAGACTCCAGATCAGCCAATCTTGCACTTCCCAGCAAACCTTGCAGTTTCTTATGAAGCTACAGGCCCTGAATACTACAAGTGGTTGCCTCTCTATAACGCGTTGACAGTTGAAGCTAACTCTTCAGCGGCAATCGTTACAGGTACCAACGGTCTTCGTGTAACTGCTCAGGATGACGGTAACGTTAAGATTGTAACCGAGTCACAGACCTTCCAGATCTTGCCTCGTACAGTTATCACAATCCCAACCTTGGCAGCACGTCTAACCTCCTCACCAGTTGGTATTGCCAGCGCATTGTTCTCAGGAACAACAAAGCGTGCACGTCCAACAATCCGTTGGAAGGATCAGACCAACACGATTCTTCGTGAAGATCGTCCTCTAACAGATATCGTATTCACCGCAACTAACACCACTAACTACCTAGGTGTTAACGGAACTTACACAGTTCCTGGTGGATGGACCACATTAGCTGCTCCAGCTGGCGCATACCTCTTCGACGTAACATGGGAAATCGATTACCTCGATGCCGGTGACGTAGTAGACTTGGATATGTCAGGTCTTGCTTACCTTGGATACAACTCCAATGGTGGTAACGGTGGAGACGGTGTTGCTATCGTCCGCTGGTTCGATAAGCAAACATTCTAAGGAATAATTAACTAAATGGGCTACTTCGCACTAATGAGCGGCAACCGCGTTGAACACGTGGTTGTCGCAGAATCTGCCGAAGATATCGTGGGTGGAGCTGATTACTACACAGCAGTGGACGTAACAGACCTCTACCCACGCCCGTCAGTTAACTGGACTTTAGAAAATAACATCTGGTATCCAGACACACTAACTGGTATATCTAAGACACTTTGGAACGGAATCGGCTTTGATACCCCGGTTGAAGTTCATGAAGAGAAGCCGGTATCAAAGCTTAAAGCCCTATTTGGAGGAAAGAAATAATGGCAGTAACATCAGTTCCCCAGGTAATCGGGCAATCTCAAGACACCCTTATATACAACAGTGTAGGTGCTACAAGAGTTCAAACTTACAACCTTGGTAATGCTAACGCCGCTAACTTTGGTGCTTATAATCCACAGTCAGGAACCTTAACGGTTAACCCAACCAACGGTGCGTTGATACAGATTTCAAACCTTGTGGCTAATACAACTGTTAACTTTGTAGGTCTTCCAGGTGTCTATAATGACGCTTATGGCATGCCGATGTACCGAGCATCAACTTGGCTTGTTGAAGTTGTTGTCGGCAGCACATATACCCTTACATTTCCTAACGTAGTTTGGGACGGTGGAGCTGCCCCCTCCCTTGGTACAGGTACCGTAAGACAAACTATTCTTTTTACAAGCCATGATGGAACAACTATCAATGGCAAGCTTCTATATACAATGGCTTCCTAAGGAGATAAAGTGCCTCTATCACAGAATCCTCCAGTATTTACAGGCTCAACACTTGCCTATAACACTGCTACAGCAGCTCTTAGTAAGTCAGCTATTACTACTCCGTCTGCTTCAAGCCAGACAGTAAACCCATTGGCGACTCCGTATATCCACGTAGTTCGGCCAACAAACTCAACATTCACGTTGAATCTTGATCTTTTAACTAACTACGTTGGTGTTGGAACTACTCAACCTAACGTATACAACCAAACACAGATTACAGCCCCTCTTGGATACCGTTGGTTTGTAAGCTTTGTACCCGCAACTGCTGGTAATCAAATTGCATTTGCTGTTACTAGCCCAGCTTCTGGAACATCTATAACTTGGGATAGTGTTAGCGGCGCACCTACAGGTGTTAGTACATTTGCTGTATACGAGTTTTACACCGCTGATGGTGTAAACGTTAAAGGTAGAACGGTGGTGGCAGGATAATGCCTATTACAGAATATCCACAGCAGATTCAAAAGTCTACTAACGTATACATTAATGCAGGAACTACCTATGCCGCCTGCTATCAGACATCTATTACTGGCACCATCTCTATGGATGCGCCTAATAAAAACGTAACAAATAGCTCTGCTTCCGGCTCCGGATACTGTAAGTGGATCCTATCTGGAAACGCAACCATTACTTTTAACACGTCTAGCCTTCCAACTTCTTATGGACATATGTGGTATGTAGAGATTGCTAATCCATCCACGTATACAGTTGCTTGGACGGGAGTTACCTGGGCAGGTACAGCCCCAACACAAACAACAAACGGCCGTAGCATTTACCAGTTCTTTAGCCCAGATGGTGGGGCAACCATCTACGGCAAGCAGCTTGTAGTGAGCTTAGCTGGTACAGTCTAAGCTATAATTAAGCTATGAAAGTAGCTATATACACTGTTGCAAAAAATGAAGAGCAGTTTGTACAACGCTGGTATGACTCAGCTAAGGATGCGGACTATCTTCTAATTGCGGATACCGGATCTACAGACGGTACCGTTGAGCTGGCCAAGAGTCTTGGCATCAATACATTCTCTATAAGCATAGATCCCTGGCGATTTGATGACGCCCGAAATGCTAGCTTAGCTTTGATCCCCAGCGATATCGATTACTGCATCTGTATAGATATGGATGAGGTAATTAAACCTGGTTGGAGGGATGCCCTAGAAGTGGCCTTTAAACAGGGCTGGACGCGTCCTAGACACCTTTTGACAACGAGTTGGAACCCAGATGGCAGCCCAGGATTTCAGTTCTCTGCAATGCGTATAACGGCCCGTAAAGGGTATCGTTGGAAATACCCAATTCACGAGATTCAAACTGCTTATGGCATTTCTGAAACCCAAGGCTGGGTTGACCTAGAGGTTGAACACCACCCAGATAATAATAAGTCTAGAGGTAGCTATTTACCTATGCTGGCAATGGCGGTACAGGAGTATCCCAGAGATGCTCGATGCTCATTCTACTATGGGCGTGAACTTTACTTTCACAAGCTCTATAGCGAAGCAACAGCTGAGCTTGCTAGATATTTAGAACTAGAAGAGGCTGTATGGAAACCACAAAGGGCCAACGCTTATTGGTATCTTGCAGAAACTAATCCGAATAATGCCGAACTCCACTTATTGGCTGGGTATAACGAGGACCCAACTAGACGTGAATGTGCGGTTAAATTAGCCCAGTACTATCATGACACGGCTGATTGGGAGGCGTGTAAGAAGTGGGCACTAACAGCTTTGGCCATAAAAGACAAGCCCCTAGACTATTTCTGTGAGGCTTGGGCTTGGAATGGCAACCCACACGATCTACTTAGCCTAGCGGCATATCACTCTGGGGACTATACTTTGGCTATAGAACATGGGGAAATCGCTCTGAGTCTAGACCCAGAGAATGAGCGTCTCAAAACTAATATGGGATTCTACCTAAGCAAGGCTTAAGGAGCTTAAATGGCAACAACATCATATTCGATTCTAGGTCAGGTAGCGCCTACCTCAGGAAACAGTTCTCTGTATCCCTCACCAGCCGCAACCCAGACTGTAATTTCCACCATTGCTATATGCAACACCACAGCCACAGCCGCTAACGCTACGGTATACGTCTGCAAAGCTAATGGAACTACTGTAGCGACACCTTCTACCGGAAATGCCATTCTGTACAACGTAAGCATCTCAGGAAATACCACTCAGACATTTACTATTGGTTTGACCCTTGGTGCCTATGATACTATTTATGTCGCTTCTGGTACCTCTGGTGCTCTTACATTCCACGCATTCGGAAGTCAGATCGCCTAATGTCACGCCATGAATTTCCAGAGCATAGCTCGTCAGATACCGTATATGAGTCTAATACTAATATTGTAGCTGGCGCAGCTACTAAGGTTATATCACCTACTACTGTAACTATTGGTGCATTGCGTAACATTTTCGCTTCTACCGTAACTCCTGCAAGTACCGACGGGGCAGACGGGGATATCTGGATCCAGTATACATAATGTCTGGGCAGATAAAAACTAATGGCGCTTGGCATATTGCTACTTCAGCTCAGGTTAAAGTAGCTGGTTCATGGCATAAAGCTGCCCGTGCATTTGTAAAGGTTGCCGGTGTTTGGCATACTTGGTATGCTTCTGGAGTCTTTGATTCTTTCTCTCGCAGCAATACTACTAGCGGATTAGGTACATCTGATTCAGGACAATCTTGGTTATCCCTTATTGGTAACTGGATTGTTAATAGTACTAGAGCCGTAAGTAATGACTCTGTTACCAGTTTAAGTACTGTTGCACTTGCAGCTATTGAAACTAACGCTACAGATCTAACCACCACTCTTGATGTTCAAGATGGAACAGGCATCGCGTTTTGGGTAAGCGATGCTGGTAGCTGGTGGGCTGCTTATACATCTCAATCCACAGGCACAGGCGGAAACACCCCATATCAAGTTTGTGATTCAGGACTTGCTTCCTCTGCAGCTAACCCCCCTGCAGGAAACTGCTGCAGTACAGTGTCTATTGTTTCAACACCTGGCGGTACATACTGCAATGCGGGTCAGGTAAATAGCTCTAGCATACCTAGCGGATGTTGTAGTGCATATACTTCAAGCTCAACTACAACCCATACATATCATGCGTACGATGCAAATTGTTCAAATGTATGTACATATTTAGGGTCAGCTCAAACTGCAAGCCAAACGTATCAATGTAATCAATACCCTTACTTAATACAATCTGGCTCAACCTGTCAAAACTATAATAATCCATCTGATACTATTCCTGCCGTAAGGGCTTGTCCTCCTGGCTACACCCAGTCCGGATCTTTGTGCGCTATGTGTACTACTGGCAATGTAGGTACAGCAAATGGTTGCGGATCTTTATATAGTTGCTACAACTATGGACCAGTTTGTACTGGATGCAGTCCAGGTAGTAGCCCTACTGGTGGTCAATGTGATGTGGCAACCACCACTACAACATATTCTTGCTATACCCAAACCACAACTACTGCGCCAACCACAACCTATTCTTGTTACACATCTAACTCAACCCACTATACTCCAACATATACCACATATGTTACAGACCTAGTGGTTGTGAGCTCTGCTTCTGGCACAGTTGTTAGCCAGGCCTCTAGCGAGATTTCAAATAACAGCACAGGCTATACTTCTGTGGGTTCCTTGTCTGTCCAGACCTCAGGAAACACCGCAACCGTCAGTGCCTATGCTGGAGCCTCAAATGCCGGTACTGCAATCAAGACAGCTACAGTTACTAACTCGGGAACTAAGGGCACAAAGATTGGTATAATTAAGGGATACTCACCGGGATCTCAAGGAACAACCGTAGACAACCTGGCCTCAAGTATATAAGGAGCATAAATTGACAGACCCATTTGATAGGCCTGCACGTCCCTGGGATCTTTTTAATAAGAACTTGGGAAGAGTACAGACCGAGATTGCTACTAAGCGCTTAGATATTTGTAAGGGGTGCGATAAGTTTATTTCTTTAACCACTCAATGCAAAGAGTGCGGTTGCATCATGAAAGCAAAAACTAAACTACCTAACGCATCTTGCCCACTTCATAAGTGGGAATCTGTAGAGGTCGAATACACGGAAGAGAACTAATGGAAGACCAACCACTACCCCCAGTTAAAATTGCATTTATTATCGACAATGTAGTTGTAGACGTGCTTCACACAGACTCACGCCTTGCCGCTATATTCTTAAGTGACCCGCTAATCCTGGATGTAACTAAGGCTTTTCCAATGGTCGGCGCTATTTATGACCCAGCCACAAAGACGTTTAGAGATCCTGAAGCAGAGCCTGTGGAACCAGAAGCATTGGATCCAGAAGTTATTGCAGCTATTGATCGTGATGCGCTCAAGGCTAAACAAGACGAAGAAGCAGCTAACCAGTCTAACTAAGGAGTTACCATGCGTGGTGAACGACGAGAGGGACGTTTTTCTATTGATAACGAACGCGCCTCTATCATTGCTGGCACCACTCAGGAGCTTGTAAGAACAGTAGGCAACACTGTAGACTGGTGGATCTATGATCCATCCAGTACGGTCATAGACCCAATCTATGATGTGGGCTCCTCTGATCCAGCCACAGGTGGACGTCAATGGACTGGTCCTTTGATCCTGCCAGTAGTTAAGGCGGTTATCTATCAGGGTGTTACCATGCAGAATGACCGTGGTTTCTATAATACTGACCTATTGCGTATTACTATGAACATAGATGTAATCGAACGAGGCACTGATCTAGTGGGATCTAACTCGGTTACTATGCCGCACTTTGAGACTTTTGAGAACAATCCCGATGAGTTCCTACGTGACCGCATCGTATTTCGTGATGAGGTATTTAGCCCAACCAAGATGTACCCCCTAGGTATTGTCAAGAACAAGTACACTTTGTGGGGTATGGACTGTGTTCAGGTCAATCCTGAAGAGCTTGTCAATGATGAGCAGTTCCGCCACTACGCTAATTACAACCCATTTGATCCAACGACGGTATAAAAAATGCCTTTTAAATCCCAATCCCAGCGTAAATGGATGTATGCTAATGACCCTAAGATGGCAGAAAAATGGGAAGAGCATACGCCCAAAGGAAAGAAACTCCCTAAGAAGGTGAAGAAACATGGCAAGAAAAGTAGCACTAGTATCAAAAAAGCGTAAGAAGTCAGCACACCCAGGCTTTGAAAGCGCTCAGAATAGCATTGCAAAAAAAGAAGGTGTTTCAAAGAAGGCAGCTGGAGCAATCCTAGCCTCCTCTTCTCGTGGAGCATCACCAGCAGCAAAGAATAAAAACCCACGATTGAAGAAGGTATAAATGGCAATCTTGCACTCACTCACAGCTCTTAATAGCTCAACTGCTACAGCTCTAAACGTAGACGCTGTAAATACGGACCCAGTAACCGGGGAAAAGTATTACGCATACGGCCGTGCTAATATCGCCATTCAAAATGTAGATAGCGCAGCAACTGTATACCTTGGTAGCTCTACGGTAACCTCATCTTCTTACGGATATGCGATCCCACCTCTAGGTTCTATTTCTATCGATAATCTAGACCCAAGCAGCGTTTTATACGCTATCTCTACTGGTTCTTCTAACGTTGCAGTGTTGACGGTGGCTCAATGAGCATTAAAATAATCACTCCACCAACACCTCTTTATTACGGCAACTTTTCTAGAAGTACCAACATGTCTAGCGCCGGCACAACCTCAGATAACGTCATTAGCTGGGATACAACAAACCTAAGTAAGGGTATGTCTATAGGCTCAGACACTACTAAAATCGTGTTTGCAAATTCGGGTACTTATAACCTTAACTTTTTAGGTCAGTTTAACTTCACTGGTGGTACAAGTGACTACCACATCACAACTTGGTTCTCTAAAAACGGCGTTCAAGTTCCGGCATCTGCTTTTACCTTTACCACGGCCTCAGCGCAAGGCTCACAAGTTTTAGCAAACATTGAGTCCCCAATTACTGTTGTACCAAATGACTACATTCAATTTCACTGGTGGTCAGGTGCTGCAGGCATGTCCCTTCTTGCTACAGCTGCTGGAACTAATCCAACCCGTCCTGCCTCCCCAAGTGCAAACTTGACTATCTATAACGTAGGTTAAAAATGGCTAAAGAAAAGATTGCTGGTAAAGTACATAAGGTAACCAAGAACTCTAAGGGTGATATAGTTGTATCGCACCCTGGTGGGGGACCTACTATTGACCTTACCAAGAAGGATAAAAAGATTAATACAGTAAGCAAAGGGCTTGCTGCTAGCAAGCAGTGGCACCGAAACAATTCGAGAGGACGATAATGACAAGTTTACCAATTGAAGGGGAGACCGTCTCAGAAGACAACTCTGCCCACTTTGAACTAGATATCAATACCGAAATTGAAAACCAGCCCCTAGAGGCTGCCGCTTCAGATACTGAAGCACCAGAAGAACCGACAGAAGATAAGGAGTAAAATATGTGCAAGTCATGCGGATGCGGATGCTCAAAGCCTAACTGCAAGGGCGCCTGCAAGAAAAAGGGCAAGCCTACAACCAAGAAGGGCAAGTAAATGGCCCATAAAGACAGCAAGTTTGAGAAGGGTATGACCCCAGCTCAGAAGAAAAAGTTTGAGGCTCAGGATGAAAAGAATGATGCCAAGTTAGCCAAGAAGGTCAAGAAGACCTCTAAGAAAAAGGCAGACAAAAAGAAGTAACGACTTAGGCCCCGAGAGGGGCCTTTTTCGTTTATCCTTATCTTGACGCCGGAGCAATCCGGAACCCTGCAGCTCTACCCTTGCGCCTTCATTTGGAGGATTTATGATCTTTTTAGCACAACGGCTTCTCCGTGCGGAGACTGATGCCGATAAAGAAGAGTTTGTTCGAGGTGTGGCCGGTCTCAAAGACAACGGTCAGCGTAAGACTGCAGTCATGTTTGTCGCAGGCTACTTACTCTCGAGAGCTCTTCATAAGAATGACTAAAAGAGTATCAGTAAAGGGTTTTCGCTCAATTATTCTGTCCGAGATGGCGAAGAAGCACACCCGAGCTTTTCGTAAAGAAGCCATTGTAAAATACGGATGGCCAACCAACGTTGTCAACGACATTTCCCTAAAGCCTATTGATAAGGAACCACCAGGGAAGGTCGGATTTTACTATGCCAAAAAGCATAAGGAAAAAATCTTTACCCTTGAGCATGGTGATATAGACCTACAGCCTACCCCTGCTATGCGTAACTACCTAGCTAATAATGGGGAGGACCGCTAATGCCTTTTATCAATAATGAGGATGGGGCCCTAAAGAATTTGCTTCAGGGAATTACCGTATCTGATGCTGGAAACCCTGCTCGCCCCGTAGGAGTATTCTATGGCCAGCCAGATAAGGAAATTCGTCAGCAGGCTTTTCCCTACATCACCATAGACCTTATCTCTGTTACAGAAGCCAGTGAGCGTGTACAGTCCGGTTGGGTTAAGCTCGGATATACCCCAGAAGGGGCAGATCCAACGGCAAACTATGAGACAATGTACCCTATGGCTATAAATCTGGATTACCAGATTACAACCTATGCACGTCAACCCCGCCACGATAGGCAGCTACTTGCTGAGCTATTTAAAATGGGAAGACTGCCAGTTAGATTTGGACAACTCTACGTCCCAGAAGACGGAACCTTTCGTCGTTTGGATACCCTAGGGTTTTCTAAAAGAGACACAACTGAATCGGACAAGCGCCTATTCATGAATGTCTTTACAGTACGCGTAAGCTCTGAGGTACTCAGAGAGCTTGTAAACCCACAGCAAGTTTTGGAAACGCCAAATCTTGCTTTGTATAATATGGTCACCGACACTGAAATTGTACTAGAAGACTAAAACCAGGACCCCCTAGAGATAACAAACAAAAGATTAAGGAGAAAACCGAATGGCTACATACAGTAGACCAGGCGTCTTTATCGAAGAAGTAGAACTTCCACAGACGATTGAAGTTGCCGATAGTGGACAAGCTATTGGTGCATTTGTTGGTGCTTTACCTAAAGGTCCTACAAGCGTACCCGTACTAGTCGATACTTGGGCAAAATTCACACAGATTTTTGGAAGCCTTAACGATGCATATCCAACCACTTGGGCTGCATATAACTTCTTTGCCAATGGCGGACGTCAGCTTTACGTAAAGCGTGTTACTGGATCAGGTGCTGCTTCAGCGCAGACTATGATCACAGACAGCTCTACCAATCAACTAAACACCATCTTGCTCCAGGCAGCAAATCCTGGTTCATGGGGTAACGCACTTGCAGTTCAGATCCGACCAACTACAGATCCTACTCGTTTTTCATTGGCTGTATTTGGTGCTCCTACAATTGCAGGTAACCTTACCTCTAACCTTTTGGAGCAGATCCCAGATCTATCTATGAGCAGTACTGATCCACGTTACTTTGTAACAACGATCAATACCTCATCTTCATACATCATTGCCTATGACCAGCACTCAGCTTCAGTTGCTCCAAATAACATGCCTGTTCTTGGTACAACTTTGTATGCTCTTGGTTCTACAACTGCAGGTACAGATGGAGATACACCAACTCGTTCGAACTATGCTGTAGCATTAGCCGCACTGGATCCAATTAATAACCCATTGGTTATTAATAACACAGACGCTCCTTATATCTATACGACCTCAGGTTCTGGCACGGATCGTTCAAATGCTTTGAACATTATGTCAGATGTAGTTGCTTATTGCGAGGGTCGTGGAGATGGCTTTGCTGTTCTAGAGACTCCTGCAGGACTTTCAGCAGCTGATGCTGAGCAGTTTGCTGTGGATCTTGCTGCAGCCTATGCTGGATCATCTAATGGCACTCGTGCAGCTATTTACTACCCATGGTTAGTAATTCCAGATGTTAAGCGTTCTGTTCCAGGCGTAACACGTCTTCAGGCTCCAGGAGCTTCAGTAGTTGGACAGTACCTAGCTACAGATGCTTCACGTGGTGTCTTTAAGACTCCAGCAGGACTTGGAAACAAGATCGCTCTTGCAGTTGCTACAGAGCATCAGTTCTCAAATGCTGAGCTTGATACTCTTAACACAGCTACCCGTCCTATCAACGCTATTCGCCAGGTTCCTGGTGCAGGCATTGTTATCATGGGTGGACGCACAATGGATACAGATGTTCGCAATCGCTACATCAATATCCGTCGTTCTTTGACCTATATTGAAAAAGAATGTAAAGATCTGACACAGTTTGCTGTCTTTGAAAACAATGACACCTACCTGTGGACAAAGATTAATGTTGCAATCACTAACTTCCTAGCTGCTTACTGGCAGAATGGCGGATTGCGTGGAGCTACAGCAGCTCAGGCTTTCTATGTTAAGTGCGATTCAACTACAACTTCGGCTACAGATATTTCTAACGGTCTCGTTAATATTGAAGTAGGCGTGGCTCTACAGTACCCAGCAGAGTTTGTTGTCATTAAGATCGGACAACTCACAGGAAGCGCTACGGCGTAAGGAGATAAATAATAATGGCACTATCAATCGATAATATCGTCAAGGATCGTTTGGCGTCGGATCCAATCCGTACGTTTAAGTTCCTTGTAACGTTCACCCCAAACGGTGACTCAGGTTCTACCTGGGGTAACAACTTCGGTAAGATGGGATTCGTCTCGGTGTCTGGACTTTCAGTCTCCACAGAGCCAATCGCTTACCGTGAGGGTGGATACAACACTAACGTCCACCAGATTCCTGGTCAGTCCTCTTTCACCCCTATCACCTTGTCTAAGGGCGTTATGCTCGGACAAAATGATAACTGGTTGTGGATGAAGCGCCTGTTCTCAGTGCTCAACCCTACCAACGCTGTTGGTGGAGGAGTCGGAACAGACTTTCGCTGCACATTGGACATCGCAGTTCTTAGCCATCCAAACCCACAAGGTTATGCAGCTCTAGGTAATACCGCACCAGCTACAGATGATGCTTCACAGCACACATCAATGCGCTTCCGTGTGTATAACGCCTGGATTGCTAACATTGGGTACAGCAACTTGGACGCTGGTCAGAATACCCTCATGGTTGAGGAAATGACTATCGTACATGAAGGCTTTGATGTACAGTTCGCCTCTGATTACAAGAATACGGCACCAAGTTTCACTATCTAATAACGACTAAAGGGTAAATAATATGGAAAACGAAAAGACAATCAATGCTGCTTCAAACCCAGCATTGGCGAATCAATTAGTAGAAGAAGCTCTTACTGAGAAGGCGGCGCCTCGTGACATATCTGTCGCAACGCCGCCTGATACAGTCGTAGAGTTAGCCGGTGGTTTGTTTGATCCTTTTGAAGGTGTCATTAGAACAGCGGAAGTAAGAGAGCTTACTGGGGCAGACGAAGAAGTCATTGCCCGTATTGGAGACAATGGTAAAGCTCTTCTAGCTATCTTAGAGCGAGCAGTTGTTAAGATTGGCGATAAAAAAGCTGACAAGGATATGCTGGATATGATGCTTGCGGGAGATCGCGAGCTATTGCTTTTAGCTATTCGTAGATTCACCTTCGGAGAAGAAACAAAGATTGGGCCAGGAAACTGCCCACATTGCTCAGTTGAACAAACCTTTGATATCAACCTAAAGGATGATATAAAGGTAAAGACTTTAGATGAAGAAGACCGTGACTTTACTGTAGATTGCAAAGTTGGAAAAGTGAGCGTTAGACTGCCTAACGGACACGTACAAAAAGCAATTGTTGCAGCTACTGGAAAGAATGCGGCTGAATTAGATACTATCCTTCTTAAGGGTTGTATCCAGGCAATAAACGGCAACCCCGCAGTTACTACGGAACATGTTAAGAACCTTAGTATCAAGGATCGTCGTGAAATTATTAAGCAGATAACAGACCGCAACCCAGGACCACAACTCGCTGAAGTATCAAAACCTTGTCAATCCTGCGGCCAGGAGGTACCGCTTCCGCTAACTCTAGCGGAGTTGTTTCAGGGGTGAAATTGATTATGAAGTTCTAGTAGAAGTATGGAACTTTTTAACTCAAGCATACCCAGGATGGACATTGAACGAAATACGCTCTTTAAACTTTAGAGAGCGAGTTACATGGATGTTAAAAGTAAAAAATAGGTGAGGCGGTGAATAATGGCTCAAGACGAAGATAAGATTGAACAAAACCTCTATGAGGGCGCTCAAGCGTTCCTAGACGAGTTTAAAGAGATTGAAACAATACTTGAAAAAGCAGACAAGTATAGCGCATCTATCCGTAAAAATCTTAGCGGCAATGCTACTGGAAGTAGCAACCTTGGTCTTGGTACTGTAGCCAAAAATGCCTGGAACTCATTCACCCCTACTCAAAGATTAATGGGCGGTGCCGCTATAGGCGGCACAGCTATTGCCGGTTCATTTATGAGCATGGCCCCAAATACAATGGCTGCTGTTACGCAGCGTATGGCTGCTGATGCTGTATCTGGATTTAGCACTCAAGGTCCTGGAATGGGTAACTCTCAGGCCGTTATGCGTAGTGCTAATTCTGCTGTACAAGGCGGAGCAACAAGTGCTATGGGACCAACCATGGCTACTATGGCAGCCTTCTATAGCGGCGGTTACACAGCCGGCAGTGCAAGCTCTAAAAATATTATGGCTAGCGTCGGTGGATTAAGCGCCATGACTGGTCAATCAAATGAACAGGTTGCAGCCACTCTTGGTGGCATGAATGGAATGAATTTCCTTCGTTACGGTATTTCTATACGTGATGGCCAAGGAAATCTAAAACCAATGAATACTATTGTTAATGATGTATTCAGAGTTTTGTTTGGTGGAAGAACCCCTACTCAGGATCAAGCAGCGACTATTCTAAATCCTAACTCCCCACTTGGTGCAGGCCTAATGGCTATTGTAGGTGGAGATCAAAATCTTTTCCAGACCATTGCTATGGCTGTTCTTACCCGTGCTAAAAAGGGAAGTGCCCTAACTCCTGGGGATATGAAGAATGCTCAGCAGGCTCTTGATATTATGGGTGTACCAAAAGACAGCCCAATTCGCGCTAACTTTAAAAATAACAGCGCACAAAATAAATTACTTGGTGCAACTCAACAAGGGTTAGTATCTGGTTACAATGGGGCTCTTGATACAAATGCAGCTATAACTAATGGCTTGGCTGGTATGGCTACCCAATTACAGGGAGCAACTAATGCCCTTATGGCATTTAAAGGATTTTTAGAAACCTTCCCTAATACAGGAAGTGTTGGTGGCGGTCTATCCGGCATGGCTGGTGGGTTAATGGGTATTGGTGGTCAGTTTGCTCAATATTCATTAATGAACCGTATGTATGGTTTAGGTGGAAGTGCGGGCGCAGCTACAGGCGCAGTAGATTCAGTTACCGGCCTTACTGAAGCAGAGATGAGTGCAGCATTATTGGGTAAAAGCTCAGGAAGTAGTGGAATGCTGGGAGGCCTAAGCGGACTTGCACGTAGATTTATGCGTGGAGGGTTATATTCCGTAGGAGGACAAATTGCTGGAAGCTTAATTGGTGGTAACTCAGCACATGGCAGTACTAGATCTAGACTTGGTAGGGCTGCTAAATATGCTGGAACTGGTGCAGCAATAGGAGCTTTAATTCCAGGACTTGATGCTACAGGCATACCAGAATTAATTGGGGGTCTGCTTGGCAGTGCCTATGGGGCGTTTACTGGTGGACCTAATACATCAAATAGTACTTCGTCTAGCGGTACAAGTGGCGCTACATTCCCAGGGTTGCAATCCCCAGCCCCTACTGGCACACCTATTACACAAGGCTACCACGGTAAAACAAATAAGACTGCTGCCCACTTAGGTATTGACTATGGAGTAAAGCACGGCACACCTATTCGTGCTGCAGGCCCAGGTACTGTTACAGAAACAGGTAACGGTGGTGGTTATGGTAACTACATCATTATTAGCCATGGTGGTAAGTCAACTCTCTATGCCCACTTAAGTAAGATTATGGTAAAGAAAGGCGATGTTGTAGACCATACAACTGTCATTGCTTTATCTGGTGGTACCCCAGGAACACCGGGTGCTGGAAAATCTACGGGACCACACCTTCACCATGAGCTTAGAGATAACGGCGGTATCGGAGCAGGTGGACGTATAAATCCCCAGAACTGGTTTGGTAAAGCCACATCTTGGCTCAGTGGCATATTTACTAAGAGTGTAAAAACTGTAGAAAATTTCCTTGGGTTTGGAAATCAAAGCAAATCTTCTAAGGCCCAAGCTAACTTCTTAAGTGGCACCCAGTCAGCTATAACATTATCAGAACTAAGTTCTGCCGACGTTAATAGCCTACTTGGTAAAGAACTCTATAGAGGCCAACCCTTAACTTACTCTAATTTAACTAAGTATGTCCCTAAAGCTGCAGCACAGGCTGCTCAGAATTTACCTGCGGCTATGAGCCAGATCCCTAAGGGTAAGGGCATAGCTGGTGGAAGTCCAGACGGTCTTATGCGCATTCTTTACAATGCCGGCTTTAGAGGGGCTGCACTGGAGACTGCATTTGCCGTTGCTCTTACTGAATCAAATGGAAACCCTAGAGACCATAACTATGATCCTAAAACAGGAGACAACTCCTATGGTATTTTTCAAATTAATATGCTTGGAAACATGGGACCAGATAGAAGGAAGAGTTACCACCTATCTAGCAACGACGCACTTTATAACCCCGTTACAAATGCGCTAATTGCTAAAGACATATCTCATAATGGAAAGATTTGGAATAAGGCGTGGCCCCATAGCTATGGAAGCTCGCGTTATTTTTCATTCCTTAAAGAAGCTCAGACTGTTGGTCAAGAGACAGGCTTAGGCACCGGAGGTCCAGATAGTACTTGGGGAGCTACCTCAGTCCACTCTACCCCTGCTTTGTCTTCTACACGCGGAGGCAATGCTACACTAAACACTAGTTCCAATATTAATATGAATGTGACAATGCAGGTTCATATTGCTCGAGCATCCATTCAGGAAACTGAACAGATGTTCCAGCAGTTTAAATCAAGAATTGAAACCTCATTGGTACCGAAAGGAATTAGCGTTTACTAATGGCTACTATAAATGTATACCAGCAAAAGCTATTCCAGGTTATTAATGGAAGCTATGTCCCCATTGAAGTACCGGACATTAAAGTAAGCTTTACTGACCTTGTTCCAGGAGGTACTGCTACTGCAGGTGCTACCACCTACGGTGGGGATACTCTAGAGTGGCAAATTATTCCTGGTACTTACAATGATGTAACAAATCAATTTACACCAGCTACAGATATGTCTAAATACGCTGTACACGTAAGCGCTGGTTCCCAGGGCCATGGATATTTTGCTGAAGTACAAACTAACTCTAATAGCTTTACTGCTAAAGTAGTAAACAGTCTTTTATCCGCTAACGGCATAAAGTGGCCTATAGTAATTTACCCATATTTTGATGTGATATTAAAATCTGATCCCAATACCTTTTTAGGTGTATACGATTGGCCTATTACTCAAACAGATGGCACTGTGGGATATATTCGTTATCAGTCGGTATCTATTACGCAAGCAGTTACCCAGCCGCCTATTCCAAAAGAAATACTTCCATTATTAAATGGAAACTATAGTAATATCCACTGGGACTATGCTAATAAACAGTTTGTTTTTATTACCTCTACAACTAACTCAAAGCAAACCTGTTACTTTGTAAATACCTATAACCCTGTAACTCAGAAAAAGGTTGGACCAAGTTCTCTAGGTTGTGACCCAGTAAATAAGCCGGGCAATGCTAAGAAGGCAGCACAAAGCCTGCTTGTTGATGCTATTGATAGTATTCATAATGGGCCTAAATCTCAGTTGCCAGCTAAGGTTGCAAACTATCAAGCACCATCTGGGACATTACCGCCATCACCTAACAATCCTGATAGTTCTGCTATGGGTCCTCGTTGGAATCCACCA